CACAATCGCCTTGCAACTCCACCCCGGCTAACTCATCCCATACCTTGAAGGCGTCGGCTAAAAAGCGCTCATCTCCAAGGCTGCTCAGGATGTAGCCCGCTAACCGTGTTTTGTGGTGCCCCATGCTCTCATCTGGGCGCTCAGGATGTAAGAATCCCGCCCACCACTTATCCGGATTTAACAACTTAGGGACGCCAGAGGATACATCGAATCCCAACCATTGGATTTGTCCAAGGACGGATTTCTCCGTGGAAATCGTGAACCCGCATGCTTTGCACCCATCTACAAAGTCATCCCAATGCGAGGCATCAGTGAGAGTGATGACTAGATCGTCGCCAAACACCTTAAAGTTAAGGTCTCTATCCTCCCCAGACCCAGCAACAACAAGAGTCATATTTAAAATGCTACCAAGAATGTGCGTAAATGCCGATCCAGATCGCACTCCTCCAGTAAGCTTAACGAGGCGGCCATTAAACTGTACCAGAGTTGAAACTTGGTAGTCAGCAAGTAAATCAAAGAGCTTACTCTCCCAGTCGTTCAACTGGAGTAGATTCCGAATAATTCGGAAAACTCTTCTAACTTGCTGAGCTCTCGCAGAGATATCGAAGTTTTTCACATCAGCAGAAGCAACGGATTCCAAGGGAAACTTAGCGCGCATTAAGCGGCCGTCACCTTCAAGCCAACTGAAGCCCGTAGAAATCGGATGCTCAATACCTAGGGTTTTGAACCTCCGGGTTATCGGAATAGCAAAGAAAGCCTCCGCAAAGGAAACAATCCCGGGCGTAACAAATATGCCACGCACCTTATGCTTATCATCCATAGCTAGATGATTCCGATACGCCATTTTCGTTGGGACATCGATAAATCCCTGACCCATCCAGCGAGCAATCTCACGATCGATAGCTTTCTTGGGTATGTCACTTTTGAAGCGATAAACTCTCGAGAAGTCCTCGCCATCAAAACTCAGTCCAGCACTTGTATCCAAAGAACGGACATAAGCGCGAACATCCCTCCCACGTAGTGGAGAAATTGAGTGAGCCAAATGGGCAAAATACCGGCGTTCGGTTACGTCGGCGGCCCGATCCCAGCGCGCCAGATCAATTGGAGGCTCCTGTTCGGTTTGGAACCGATCCAAATAATCCTGGAACTCTGTTGCAGTAGGGCGACATCGCTTCCAGCGCTGTGGTTGCAACCCCCGCCACAATGTTTTTAAGTGAGGTGAAAATTTAATTTGAG